AAAATGTACAACGCTGACGATTCAGAAGCTGTTATCATGAATGTTTCTGGATCAGCTGGACCGATCGGTCTTGCTGCAGAACTGTATACAGATACTACTGCAGCTGGTGTTGACACAGACACAACTACCATGAGTGCAACTTATTCAATTGGTTCTACTACTGTTGGTGTAGAAACAATGAAAGCAGAATCAGCTGGAACAGTTTCAAGTGACGAACTTACTTGGGGTATCCATCAAACTGTCGCACCTGGCTTAGTTGCTTTTGCTGAGATGACATCAGACGACAAGACTGCTAGTGAAAAAACTACAGCTTTCGGTCTTACAATGAAGTTCTAATAATTTAAAACTACATTTAAATCTTGCAAGGGAGCTATTAAGGTAGCTCCTTTCTTGCTTACTGCTTATTTAACTGTTACAATAATCAAAATGGAGATTTGAAATGACAGATGAAAACTACCCATACGATAGAATATTTGATAAACCACGTCCAGGTCTTATAAGGCAAGAACTTGTTACTTATACTGAGCTTGATGGACAAATCACTCGCACTACAGTTGTCAGAAAATTCTTTATTGACGACTACCTTGACTCTACAAACTCTTGCCCCATAGGATAAACTATGCCACTTAAAGATAAACTTTCCAAAGTAAATCCACAAATCAATATTGAACGCGCTGAAAATGGATGGATTTTCGAAGCCTCTGGTCGTTCACATGATGATGACTGGAAGAACATTAAGATTCTTGTAAACACTTCAGACACTCTGTACAGCTTGATTCAAGAACACAATGAGATGGATCTAGACTAATTGGCTCCTACTAATTTAGATCTTCATAAAAACACCATAAGTGAAATTCATGAAAATCTTATGGTGTATTATGAACTTATAAAAGATAAACAACATAACCATAAAGGTAATTTTGCAAATACAGTTACACGTTTGCAGTTGCCTCACTTTACTCTTTCTAAAGACATAATGCAAGACAGATCAATCTTGAGAGAGATAGATAACGGTAAACCCCGTAATTGGGGTGGAAGAGAAGAGTGGCGTGATTACATGATATCTAAAGGATACAACTCATATAACACAAAGATGGATTGTATTGATCATGGCAACATACCAACAGAACTACTCAACGTGTTAAATACACTACCAATTAAACACCCAGTATTTACCATCAACGTACAGCCGCCAGGATCTACAATTCCAACACATGTTGACACTTGGAGATTATGGTGTGAAAAAAATCCTGAACTTGCAAAAAAATATACATTTGAAGATACTAAATTTTTTGTTGTATTTTTGACTTCACAAGAGATAGGACACTCCTTTCAGTGCGAAACTTTTAACGTAAAATGGCGTGAAGGTGATGTAGTACAAATACCCTACTATGCTCGACACGCAACAGCTAACTCAGGTTTTACAAATAAAATATTAATTCAATGTTTGGGTATAAATTAGGAGATAAAAATGACAAGACATGAGCGAGATAAATACGAACGAATTATTCACCTTTTGCGTGAAATTGAATATGCTAAGTCACAACTAGCACCCCAAGATACAGGACATATCAGCACTGCTATTGGTTGGATGGAAAAGCGTGTGACTGCTTTGACTGAAGAACTTAAAAAATCTAATACATAAATGACGCCTATCGAAATATTTGAATACAAACAACGATGGAAACCTGGTTATATAGTTAGACTTCACTCTGATTTAAGGGGTGAAGCTAAAGACTATTGTAAGATTCAAATGTTCAAACACCAATGGGATGTTAGTGAATATACTAACTCATATGAAGATACTTGGGTATTTGAAAACAGACTAGATGCTGCCAGTTTTGTAGCACAGTGGGATGAAAGGTTTGTAAATCAGTAAGATGAATAAGTATTTACTAGATAATTTTAATAACAACTCTTTAAAGTATGATAACGAAAAATACACATTTGATAAATATGTATTAGCTGTCATTCAGGAGGACTATCCTCATGTAGATGATTTGTCAAAAATTCATACTCACGGACTCAGTGGTAATCAAATACTTAAAATTAGTGATAAGGTTCAAAAATCTTTTAGTAGTTACGATTTTAGCACTATGATTGATTCTTTCGCTGAGGAGTACTTACAACCCTTAATTGGGGACACAGAGTTTCTTGTCAAAAGATATCCAACCTTAAATTTCGTTGTTCCTAATCAAGAAGAAGTAGGTAGGCGTTTACCTTTTCATCAAGGTATTACATATGATAATGGTCGTGGGCAAGGAACAATTTGGATGCCTTTAACAAAAACATTTGATAGTAATTCTATGTATGTTGTCAATCATGAGAATAGTAAAAAAGTTACAAACTATGCACTTAAAAATAAGATTACCTTTGAAGAATGGGAATGGTTGTGCTTACAGAATGCTTACCCTATAAAATATGATGTTGGTTCTGCTCATCTTTTTCATCAAGAAATAATACACGGAAACGTCAATAATGTCACTGATAGCACTAGAATGGCTATTGATTGGCACATTCTACTAAGAGATGAAGAGTGTGGACGTAGGATTCCTGGAGGATTTTTTAGAAAAAAAGATGATTTTAAAATAACCACTCTAGATAATAATTCTGACCAAAGCATTGTTTATTTATCTTGTAATACGGAATACGATAAAAACATTGTTAAAATACACCAGTTTGATATAATCAAAAAATATTGTGATCAAAACCAAATAAAATTTAATTTTAAATTAGAAGAGAATGATCATTTTGAGTGGCTACCTTACTTAGAAAGTCTTATGGAGCATGACTACATAGACACCATACTTATGCTAAGTATATTTAGTTTACCAGACGACAGTAAACGAAGAAGTACAATACTACAAAAAGCAGTAAAAAATAATAAAAAAATTGTTTTTGCAAACGAATTACAGACCGTTATTAATTTAGAGGATATAAGTAATGTTGAGTACTATAGAACTTTTGCTGTAAAGAAAAAAGGAAAGTATTATTGGGAATGATTTATGGTAGTGAAGGTTTAATTGATACAGATTTTACTATTCAAACTAATCTTGATACAACTAATCTAGTGTGGGAAGAAGCTTACTTATTAGCTGCTAACGAAACAGGGATCTTGTTTGATTACAAAGGATCAAATGAAAACATAAAACAAGAGCAGCTATATATCTCGAAGGGGATGAACCCTGAATCAAGTAAGCATTATGCTATGTTTAACGTTTCCTTAGATTTAGATAATTTTTTCCCTAATCATCACTACTATGTGTCTTACTTAAAATTACCTGCTGGGTATAATTTGTGGTGGCATAGAGATTTTTATTATTCTTTTCTTAATAAGCATAATATAACAAATAGAAAAAAAGACTCAATTAGAAGAACTATAATTAACCTAAATAATTGGAGTCCAGGTCAGTTATTTCAAGTAGAAGATGCTATTGCAGTAGATTGGGAAAAAGGCGACTGCTATACTTTTAGAGAAAATATCTGGCATGGAGTAGGCAATTTTTCACTTGAAGACTATTTAATCATGCAAATCACTTGGATAGATAAAAATGATATTTTATGAAAAATGTTTATTTAGCACAGTTTTCTACTGTCTCACTTGATACTTATTACTTTTTTCCTTATTCTGTAGGACTTATTCAGTCTTATGCTAAATCTATACCTATAATTGCAAAAAACTATAACTTAAAACCACTTTTGTGGAAGAAACTACCAATTGATCAACTAGTAAACTCAATTGATAATCCTGCTGTGTTTGGTTTTTCTAGTTATGTGTGGAATGCTAACTACAATTTACAACTTGCAAAAGCTGTTAAAAGTAAATACCCAGACTGCGTAATCGTGTTTGGAGGTCCCGGAGTTCCTGATGCAGATTCAGACTTTTTTACTAATCATCCTTGGGTTGACTATTTAATTCATACTGAAGGAGAGCAGAGTTTTGCAAATCTTTTAGAGACTCTACTAAAAGGTCCTTGTAGATCTCATGTTTCAATCCCAAGTAATCGTACTAAGTCACTCGATACAATCCCCTCACCGTATCTATCTGGAGTATTTGATTCAGTGCTTGCAGAAGCAAGGGATCAGAGAGTAATCATCAATGCTCTACTTGAAACTAATCGTGGTTGTCCTTTTAAATGTACTTTTTGTGATTGGGGAGGGCTTACTTTTTCTAAGATTCACTGTTTTGATTTAGATCGTATCAAGCAAGAGATAACTTGGCTAGGCAAAAATCAAATAGAGATGCTTAGTTTAGCTGACGCAAATTTTGGTATCTTTCCAGATCGTGATCTTGAAATAGCGCAATGGGCAATCAAAACTAAACAAGAGTATGGGTTTCCAAAATACTTTGACACTTCTTGGACTAAAAACACCAAACCTGAGACTATTGAAACTGCCAAACTACTAATGCAGTCTGGTATGTTACGTAAGTTTGTTATGAGTCTTCAAACCTTGGATATTCAGACTCTAAACAATATTAAACGAAGAAATATTGATGGCAGTAAATTTTCACAATTAATTCAGGATCGTAGTGTGAGTGTTTCAACAGAGTTAATAGTTGGGTTGCCCGGCGAGACTTTGACATCATATAAACAAGGGGTTTGTCAGTTGATTGATGATGAGATTAAAATTATCACTAACCCACTTACTTTATTACCAAACTCTGAAATGAGCACTCCTACCTATCGTTTTCAATGGTCAATTGAGTACGTTACCTTTAAAAGCTCCTGGTCTTCTCATGGTGTTGATGAGTGGGAGGATCTTGTAGTTGCTACTTCTTCATACACTAGTAAAGATTGGGGTGAAATGATATTGTGGGGATGGCTTACTGTATTTTTAGAGACCTATTACTGGACTGATTTGATAGCAAAACAATTCGACACACAAACGTGGTATGATTGGTGTTACGACTGGTTTAGAAAATACAAAAATCCTCTTACTCCTTGGCTTTCTAGGTGGGAAAACCATTTAAGTGATGGATTGAGTTATGAATTATGGGGAGGAGGCGTCGGTACAACAGACTTAGATGCAAATCAAGCAATCATAGACAGTGCCTCTTGGAATGAGACTTTGGCTTTATGCGTAAAAGAGTTTTGTGATACATATTCACTGCCTTATTTACCTACTCATATACTAGAAGCGCAAGCGCATAGGCATAAAGTAATAGAAGGGTATTCGTCACTTGCACAACAACTTGTTGCTAATCGTTGGAACTTTACTTCTCAAAATAATAAATCTATAAAGCACCAAGCTAACTAAGTACAGCAAGTGCGTGCTTGTCAAATTGTTTATTTATATTTATACTGTGTTAATAATATTTAAAAAGGTAGTAATTTAATGATTGGAAATACTTTTTGGGACGAGTTAGAGATTGATGCTGTTGAATTAGGTGAGGATGTAAACCATATGGCTCATGCTTTAATTGATCATTGGGGAAGTAGTTTGACTGAAAAAGATCTCTTAAATTTATCTGCTTATTCAAAGTGTGCTGACACACCTATTCAATGTGCGTTAGCAAAAGCAGCTCTATCTTACTATCAGACTAAGAACTTTATTCCTGATTATATTCACGCAGATATGGACACATCCCCAAAGAAAAGGTGGTGGAAGTTTTGGACAGCCGGATGATTCAACTCTATGAAACCCGTTTAGATAATTGTCTTATGGCTCGTGACCGTTGTGAAGAAGACAGTTGGGGCTGGACGTTTTGGCAGTCTCGGTTTACAATACTACTTAGAAAAATGAATATTGAACTTACAGGGGCGAAGTGTTACGGTAGCACAGCTGGCTCCAACCCAGCGGGACAGGGTTCAATTCCTTGCGCCCCTGCCAAAAAGGATTTACAATGAGCGAAATTAAACAAGTAATGATGAGTGAAGATCGTTCACGTCGTGCTGAAATATTCATGAAGAACGATGTGTGGCACGTAAATTTGATCATTGGAGGACAGATGATTGAGTGTCGTCCTATGATTTCTAATGGAACCGTACATTCATTACACTACGCAGAAGATGCAGCAGAGAACTGGTGTATGGGAATTATAAATTAAGCGGGTATAGTATAATGGCGATTATTACAGCCTTCCAAGCTGAGGATCGGAGTTCGAGTCTCCGTACCCGCTCCAAATAAAGGAAGAATAAATGTTTCTTAAAGAAGTTTCTATAGATTACAACTTTGATTTTATCTACGACATTGAGTGGGAGCAGTTTGAGCATGACTGTTTAGGGCATCAACAAGTAGAACTTAAAGACATTCACGATAAAGTAGGCGGTTTTCCTAAATCACTTACTCATCATAACACTATGTTTTATCAAAAATTCTTTGATAATGATGAAATAGATTATACAAATTTAGGTAATCAATTAGGTATAGAGGCAATCACTGTATCAATGATCAAGCAACCGCCTGGTATGACTAATCCTATGCACCGCGATACTTTTTACCAAATCAATAAGAAATTCCCAAACGAAGAGAGAGTAAAAGTTAGAGCTAATATACAATTATTAGACTGGAAAGCAGGACACTTCCTGCAATTTAATGACACAGTAGTAACGCACTGGAAAGCAAACACTGGGCATATGTGGGACTCTACTGTTCTTCATCTAGCAGCAAATGCAGGTCTAGAAGATCGTTACTCCCTACAAGTTTCTGGATTTTTAAACTCTTAATGGTTCGCTATACAAATCTTCCCGACAATAAGAATAAACCTTTTGGAGGTGCTTATAGTGTTTACGATGAAAATACTGTATCCCATCGTGACTACTTGATTCAAAAGTATGCTAAAGACACTTTAAGTCACGACTTTGAACAACTTAAACTTGATTATTTTGATGGATTTAAACACTTTCTTGGAAATTCTCATAATTTAATTGGTCTTGATTCTTATACTCATTCTTGCTTTACACAAGGCACTACCGAATCTTTTACTCATTTTTACATCAGATATAGAAATAAAAACAGATTAAGGCTTGCTCGTGGCGAGTACTTTTATCATCAAATGATAAAATCCATATACTATCCTATGCGCTTTGATTGGTTAGAAGATGATGAGCTTAAACAAGGAGACGTGTTAGTAATTAGTGCTCCTTTTTCTGATACTTGTGAACTGTATCCAAATCTTGAGCAAATACTATGTGAGTGTGATGAAAAAGAAATACCTGTTCTTTTAGATCTTGCCTATCTCAATATTGCAATTGATATGGAGATAGACTTATCACATCCTTGTTTAGAATACGTTGTATCTTCTCTTTCTAAAGTTTTTCCTGTAGAAAATTAT